TTCTTCAACAACTGGTTATCAAACAAGAGCAACAGCAGTAGATACTAAGTTAAATAGTTCTGCATATATAACTAATGAAGTATATGTAGATGATTACAGAGCTCAAGAAGTTCCGGCTGGTAGTGCGGCAACAGTTACAACCTACAATTTTGCAATAAGAAAAACCTAATGAGAAGGATCGTATTATGTCACAGGCATTTTCAGGTAAAATAAAATCAGCGCGATTTGCTGACTCTCCTACAAACAGTGTTATAGAAATATTATATAGCCAAGAAGGCGATTCAGTTCTAACTCAATTCCATCTTCATGTAAATTTTAGTGACCCTACTTTTCTAGATTTTATAGAAGAGTGGCCATTAGAAAAAATAGAACAAGCTGCAAAAGATGTTTCAAAGCAAGCGGCACTGAATGCAGAAGAAGCACGTAAAGATTGGAATATGACACCAGTACAAAGGCTGAAACCAAAAGACATTTTACAGATTATAGATAAACACAGTAGTAATAAAGAAATGTTGTTTGAATACAAGCTAGTGATATTAGAAGAATTGTCAGCTACCAAAGATAAATCTAAACAGTTAAAAATTAGAAAATCTAAAACATTGAAGGAGTTATTGAGCTTATATTATGGCGTTTGAATTTACAGGTAAAATAGATTCTGCTACATTTGTAGACAGAGAAAATACAATCATAGAAGTTTTATTTAAAAGAGAAGATGAACTTCATGTTTATCATCTTCCAGTTGACTATGGCGCTGCTGACTTTCAAGGGTTTATTTCTGAATGGTCTATGGAAGCAGTTGAAAGAGAAACACGAGTTTCTCGTAGATTAGAAGATGAGGCATTTGACAAACTCATACAAGGTCGAGTCGCAGAAGAATTAGCTAAAGGCCAAAGATTATTAGATGAACAAGATAAAAGACGATATGCAATCGCTAATCGTGAAATGGATATATATAAAAAGAAACTCGAAGCTGATGTAGATAAAACCGATAAAGAACGTTATCAATTAGCAGATGCTTATAAAAAACAACTCGAAGCAGAAGTAGATAAAACTGATAAAGAGCGATATGAACTTGTCGAGAATTATAAGAAAAAACTAGAAGCCGATGCCGATGAAATCGATAAAGAACGTTATGAACTCGCAGAAAAATACAAGCAAGATCTCGAAAATAAAGTAGATAAGAATGAACAAGAAAGAATAGAACTATGGAGATTGAATAATCCGATTAGTACTCCTGGCGTTGTTCCTGCAGATTTACTTATGAATGCAGATAAGTTTAATGATAATAAAAACTTTCTATTTGATTTAAAACTAGCAATGTTTGAAGATCCTACTATTGTTGCTGTAAAAGATAAAGCAACAAAATTATCAATACGTAAAGCTAAAAGCATATATGAAGTATTAGAAATATATTGTAAAATTAAACGTTTACAAGTCGAATAAAACGTGCTATAATATTATTATGACAAAACTTATTACTGTTAAATTTGGTACCAAGTACGGGCCAGAATTTGTAAATAAAATCTATAAAGATGTAAAAGATCAACCAAAGCTAGATAAGTTCTATTGCTATACAGATGATTCGTACGGTTTAGACGAAGGAATCGAAGTTATTCCTGATCAAGGTAGACCTACACTCAAAGTGTGGTGGAATAAACTGCGTATGTTTGATAAAAACTTTCCTCTTTCAGGTGATATATTGTTTTTAGATCTTGATGCAAAGGTTCAAGATCCTGAAAGATTACTTGAAATATCAAGTCAAAATCTCACTTTCATTAATTGTCATTGGAAACAAGGTAAGCTATATAATAGATTATCTAACTATGATGTGAAAATGAACTCGTCTATGATTGCTTGGAATGCAGACGATCCTGATGTACATAAGATATGGGATCATTTTAATACAGGATTTCGTGATTATTATTTACGCAAATATAAAGGTATAGATCGATTTATTGTGCATGAAGACTTTGACTATGATACATTTCCAAACACTTATATACAATCAAAGAAATACCATCCAGATATAAATTATGATACTATAATAACAACGTATGAGGAAATGGAAGTTGGAATCGAAGATCTTATCTAGAGCTCTTAAGCTCTCTGAAAAAGTATATGATGAATCAATGTACGGCGTAGATGATCTATATCGTATCAAAGATATTGTACACAGTGTCGATCAAAATCATTGGGAAAGCAAGAAATGGCTAGCAGATGTATTTCATAAATTTTATGGATTTCATACAGGTAGGTTTTTAGTTGTTGGTGGATGGTATGGCATGATGGCATATCATTTACGTCAGAAATGGCCTGGTAGTAGAATGAATATTGTATCTGCAGACTGTGATCCAATATGTGAAGAATACGCATGGGAACTTTTTGGTGATTATGACATAGATTTTAGAACTAAAGATATAAATGAAGAAGAAGATTTATCTCCGTATAGTGCTATTATTAATACGAGTTGCGAACATATGGAACAAGAAGACTTACATGCTATCATAAAGAAAAAGGATAAACAAGCATGGGTTGTATTTCAGACAAATAACTATAAAGACTTAAACTCTCATATCAACTGTTGGCCAACAGCTCAGTTATTTGCAGAGAGTTTAAATCTTGAATGGGTGGCTTGTGTAAAAACTTTAGAACTAAACGACTTTAATCGATTTATGGTGATTGGAAAATGAAAATCATCTTCAGTATCTTCATTGATATACCAGAAGATAAACTAGATAATCCAGGCTGGTATGAGAAAGGCGTGCAAGTTAAGACTGATAAGAGTCTTAAGACAAAGAACGCATTATACAATAATCGACATGAACTAGAAAGACGTCAGCGCGAATACGCAGAATCACTTAATAAACCAGAATGTGGTGAACCTGTTGAATATCGTTTACTTGGTAACGATAAGCACTACAAAGATTTCTGTAAGTATATGAAAGACTATCCACAGATATCTGAATACGACATCATTAACTTCTATAAGCATTGGGCAATGAAAGAGTTTGCAAACGAATATGATCAAGTATGTTATCTTGACTTTGATGTAGTACCAAACACAGACGAGAATGTATTTAGAATATTCGATCAGTCAAACTTTGGTGTTGCAGATTCAAATGATCTTGCAGAGTGGGGTAAGAACATTTCATCGACACAATATAATTCTTGTATTCGTAATCCGGCATCTAAGTATTGGAACACATATGCTATGTTACTCGAAGATGGTATGGAACCAGAGAATGACGTCTTTAATACTGGCATTATGGTGGCAGGATATAACGTCATACAAAAACTTGCATACTTTTGGGAGTTCGATAAGACATTAGACTTAATGACATATCTCAAAGAAGAAGAAGATTCTATACATCCACCTAATATTCAGAGAATATTTAACTATGATAATGAAACTGTATTCTCTTATCTTGTAAAGAAAAGAAATATAGGTATTGATTGGTTGCCGAAAGAATGGCATTACATCGTAGATCATCCAAAGAAAGAGATGATAGATACTAGAGCAAAGCTGTATCATGTTATTAATAAAAAGGTTGAATGGGTTCTATGATTAAATGGTATAAATTTTTACGTGCAAAAGGATATGGTCCTATAATATCTTTTGAATGTGCTTGGTATAATTCAAGATACTGGACAACAGAAGGTGAGTGGCCTTATGGTATGAAACTCAAATGAGAATATACTGTGTAAGAATAGGCAACAAATACGGTCAACAGTACGAAGACTATATGAACGATAAACTATCTGACTATGAAGTCATATGGATAAAAGAACCAATCAGGCCTAATATACCATTGCAATGGAATAAGATGGCTGCTATGAATGATGATAGTAATGAGCCAGTTCTTGTACTCGACATTGATAAACTTTTTATTAATGATTATAAAGAAGCTATTGAATATCCTATAAAACACGGAGAGTTCTTAGCAGCACCATATTGGTGGGGCAGTGGTACAATACCAATGAGTGGTGGATTCTATAAGTTTTATCCAAAAGAATGTAAATACATTTATGATAACTATATGGAAAATATAGATTATTACACTAACTATTATATAAAAAATGGATATACAACTGGACCAGTTAACGGTGAGTTTTTATATGTGCATGAGATGATACAAAAAGAATTAAAGCTAAAGCTTTTACCAGATTCGTGGGTTACAAGATGGAATGCCGATTGGGAAGCAGATACCGGAGATAAATACCTTATAGGAAAAAAATACCATGTACTTACTGGATCATCTTTATTTGAAGATGAAACATTTAATTCAGATATAAAAATGGTTCACTTTACTCACAGCTTGAATAAGCCGCATGAGTGGAAAATATATGAAAAATATAATACACTATAATAAACAATACGAGCAAGGCGACTTATGTTTATGGCTAGACCTTTCTACATATTGTAATGCAAGATGTCCACAATGTCATAGAACAGATGCAGACGGATTAGGTAAAGCTAACTGGCTTCCTCTTACTCAATGGTCAATCGAAGAATTTAAAAAAATGTTTCCTATCGAAACGATGCAACACATTAAATCATTTGATATGTGTGGAACATGGGGTGATCCATGTATGAATAAAGATATTTTCAAGATTATTAAATATATAATGGAAGAAAGCGATTGCAGCATTTTATTGAATACAAATGGTAGTATACGAGACAGTGAATGGTGGTGGAATCTTGGTATACTATGTAAAAATAGGTTGTGGGTATGGTGGGCAGTTGAAGGTATAACTCAAGAACAGCATTCATTATATCGACAAGATACAGATCTACAATTAGTATTAGATAATATGGCATCGTATAATATGGCTGGAGGTAAGAGTACGTGCTTTACTGTAATATTCAAACATAATCAAGATGACATATATAATATAGCGATGTCTGCCAAAGATAATGGTTGTGAAGATATAATGTTATTAAGATCGAATAGATTTTATTATCCTAAGTTCAAGTTTATAAATCAAAAACGTGAAGAGCTTGTATTACATGTATCGACACTACCTGATATGAAAGATTTTTATTGGACAAGATTAGATTTGTATAATGAAAAAGATATGGAAAGAATAAAAGATGTCATTGCTCAACAAGAATAAATGCGGCGTCGTTTGTGAATGGATGGAAAAAAACCGAACTATTATTAATCCTGATGGTCAGGTAATTCCATGTTGTTACTTTGCAAATATTCTATATGCATATGATAAATTTGATGTACCGAGTGATAATACTATTACGGCACAGATTGGTGATAAACATCAGATAGTCAAAGACTTTAAACAAGAATCTATTCTAATGGAATATTGGAATAATAAAGACAAATATAATATACACAAAAATCCTTTGATTGATATATTAAATGAAGATTGGTTTACTAAAACTTTACCAGAATCATGGGACGATTCTGATAGACTCACAAAACAATGTAGATTGAACTGTATGCCTGGTGGACGTAATGATAAAAAGTAGTTTTTGCCCTGCTCCTTGGTATCATATATCGACTGATGTGAACGGATCTATACGGCCGTGTTGTAGATACAAACAACCACGGGGATCCAGCAATGATGGTCAAGAAAAACATAAGATGCCATGGATGTACACTGATACGTTAGAAAAACATTGGAACGGTCCTGAGTTTAAAAAATTACGTAAAGCCTTTATAAATGGTGAGAAACCTTCGGAATGTGAATGGTGCTGGAGAGAAGAAGATATGGGCATTAAGAGTTACAGAGAAGATCTTCTTGAAATAGTACCAATTCAACACATAACAAAGGATACTGTAACCGAAGAAGCCGATGCTCCGACTTCATTTGATCTCAAACTATCGAATGTATGTAATCTTAAATGCCGTATGTGTGGACCGATGGCTTCGAGTATGATAAAGAAAGAAGAAGATAAGACTAGAATAGAACCCTTAGATCCAAATGATTATTGGCTTGCGAATAAAATAATGGGTACTGATAATCAAGAAGTATTAGATAAATGGTTACCAGAGATATTCAATATAGAATTGACTGGAGGAGAACCATTAGTAAGTCCTGAAAATAAACAACTGCTTAAGTATATTGCTAAATCTGGTTGGGCAGAGAATATATCATTATTAATTACTACAAATGTTACAATGTACAATAAAGATGTTGTAAACGATATTCTTAAATTCAAAGAGATTCGAATTACTGGTAGCATAGATGATATTGGTAAAAGATTGCAATACGCAAGAGGCGGTGCACGTTGGGAAACAGTACTAGCAAATGCAAAGAAATATAGTGCTCTATCAAAAAAATATGAAAAGTTAATCTTCAATCTTATGCCGACAGTTAATAACTATAATATATGGTATCTCAATGATATCATAGATTTTTACCATGACATAGGTGCAAATGATTTACTTTTTAATATGGTACATGAACCTAAGAATCAATCAGTACAGTATTTACCAGAAGATGTGAAAGAAAAGATAAAAGAAAAATATAAAGGTAATAATAACCATCAACTACAAAAAGTTATTAGTTTCTTAGATGCTAGTAATGAAGATAGGCTAACAGATTTTATGAGAGTTACCGCACAATTAGATAACCGTAGGAAAGAATCTTTTGATGAAATCTTTCCTGAATTTGCAGAAGTATTGTTTGGATGATAGATCACTCAAAATCTAAATGCAGAGCTGCATGGAATAATATGTATTGGAATGTACATGCCAAAGCATCTCCATGTTGGTTGACCGTAGGAGAAATAGATCGTTGGACAGTTGACAGATCTATAAGCGATATATGGAATGGTAAAGCCTATAGACAGAAACGACAAGACTTAGTAGAACAAAAGTTTACTGGCAGATGTTTTGAATGCAAAAAGGATATTGATAATAATGTGTGGCCACTTGCAAGAGCATACAGTCAATATAGTGTAAAAAAATATCCTACAATGATGGAGATGGAACTCAGTAATCAATGTAATTTAGAATGTATCATGTGTTCTGGTGAATTGAGTTCTGGTATACGAAAGAATCGTGAAGGTAAGCCACCATTGCCGATGGCATATACAGACAAGTTTATAGATCAACTTGAAGAATTTATACCACATCTCGAAGAACTGAGATTCAATGGTGGTGAACCATTTGCTCAAAGAATAGTTTTAGATATATGTGACATGGTTGCAAAAGTAAATCCAAAATTAAAAGTAAACATTGCTACTAACGGAACTGTATATAGTAAAAGAGTACGTAAAATACTAGAGCAGAACAATGTGCATATCAATCTGAGCATAGATAGTTTAGATCCAGAAAGATATGCCGCTATTCGAATCAATGGTGATCTATCAAAAGTATTTCAAAACTTAGAGAGATATAAAAAATATTGTACTGATGGTAAAAGAGAACTATGTATTATGGTAAACCCGATGAGAAATAATTGGTTTGAAATGGTTGACTTCTTAGATTTCACTAATAGACACAATACAAACTTATGGTACAATACAATCCGATATCCAGAAGAATATGCTATTTGGAATTTACCTAGTGATAAATTAAAAAATATATATGATGGATTACAAAAAAGACTAGATGACTGGGTTCCTTATACAGATAAGAAAAATAATGTTCATATTACTAAACATCTTATAGATGAACAAATCGGAACTTGGTTACTGGATAGTTATACACGTGAATAAGATTACTGGCATATCACATGGTTTTCATGATGCGGCTGTGGCTACGATTGATGAGGATGGTAATATATTATCTGCAGAACATGCAGAGAGATATAGTAAAATCAAAAATGATCCTGAGCTTCATCCTTCATTACTTATCGAAGGCAAGACTGTATTCTATGAAAAACCCTTTCGTAAAAATCTTAGACGTTTATATTCTGGTCAAGGCTGGGTCAAACGACCAAAGTATGATCATTATGTAAAGCATCATTGGTCTCATGCCGCGGCCGCGTACTACACCCGCCCGTACGCAGAAGAACCTGTATGTGTGGTTATCGATGCGATTGGTGAATGGGATACATGTTCTATATGGTACAAGAAGAAAAAGGTATGGAGTAAACGATATCCTTGGTCTCTTGGCTTATTTTATTCTGCGATCACAGATCACATTGGATTGAAACCAATGGAAGACGAATACATTACAATGGGCATGGCTGCATACGCATGGCCACATTCCAGTCAAGATTTAAGTGAATTATTAAAATACAATCTACATATGGGTTTACCAGAATATCCTATGAGCGTAGACAAGTATCAAGTTGCATACGATGCACAATGTACAATTGAGAAGCATATAATAGAGATCATGAAGATAGCTCGTAAGTATTCTAATTGTTTATGTTACGGTGGTGGAGTCGCATTGAATTGTGTAGCAAATAGCAAGATACATCCGATGTTTGACAAGGTATGGATCTTTCCTAATCCAGGTGATGCTGGTAGTAGTTTAGGAGCTGCTGCAGCATACCTAGATAAACCATTGCAGTTCACTGATGCCTATCTCGGCCATAATATCAAATCTAATCCGCATGTCGGTGAAATTGTTACTTGGTTGTATATGAAAGGTGTTTGTGGTATTGCGCATGGCCGAGCAGAGTTCGGACCAAGAGCATTAGGCAATAGATCGTTGCTTGCAGATCCACGTCTTGATATCAAAGATACGGTCAATGATATTAAACAAAGACAGAGATTTAGACCATTTGCTCCGGTAATACTTTCTGAATACGCGTATAAATACTTCGACGGACCAATGAATGAATACATGCAGTATGTCGCAAAGGCAAAGCATGACTATAAGTCAGTTACCCATGTTGACGGTACTGCAAGAGTCCAGATTGTAAAACCAGATTCTAAGTCTATTATCAGACTAATACTCGAAGAGTGGTATAATATGACAGGTTGTCCTATGTTATTGAATACAAGCTTAAATATCAAAGGTCAACCAATTGTAAACACTAAAACAGATGCCAAAGCATTTGAAAATAAATACGGAGTCAGAGTTTTTTAGAATCCTTTTATTATAAATAACAGTAAATATAACTTGAGGATCGTACATGGCTGCCTATGAAGACTTAGAATTTGACCAAGGTTCTGACATTTCTGTATCTATAGAAACTACAAACCTAGATGGCTCTGTTAAAAACCTTACAAATCATTCAGTAACCGCCCAAATGAAACGTACTTACAAAAGTACTGACGCTGATGACGTACAAGCATTTACTTGTACTGTTGACAGTCCAGCTACAGCCGGCAAAATTACTCTCTCACTCACAAACGCACAATCTAGTGCATTACGCAAAGGCCGTTGGGTTTATGATGTTGAGGTATCTCATGCAGATAGCTCGAGTAATGTATTTAGAGAAAGAATACTTGAAGGTCAGATTACTGTCTCACCTGAAGTAACGACCATTTAACGCTAGGAGAATTCATTGGCTAGTATTTTAGTAAAAAAAGTAACGGTTGGAACACCGATATCTGGTGTTCAAGACCTCAACGTCTTCAATCTCGCAGGAGTCGGCAATGGAGATCTGCTAGTATATGATTCTGCTAGTGGTGAATTTAAAGCAGATTCAGATACATATCTTAAAGTATCTGCATTTGAGGCTTCTTCTGGTCTTGATAGCGCTGCTGTTAGAGGACTATTTAGTGTAAGCGGAGATTTGTCATATGATTCTGCTTCTGCTCAATTTAGTATTGACGTAGAATCAGTATATACATCAGCAAACTTTGATTCAGACTTAGGAGCTGCATCACTTACTTCGGTCGGTGCACTTAATAGCGGTTCGATTACAAGTGGCTTTGGTAACATTGATATAGGATCAAGCACATTTACTACAACTGGTGCAGTTAGCACTGGTGCTATTAGTGGTGGTTCGATTACAAGCGGCTTTGGATCTATCGATGTTGGTACTGATTCAATCACAACAACAGGAGTAATATCCGGTGGTCAGTTTGTTGTAGATGCTGGTACACTAACAATTGACGGTTCTACAATAGTTACTTCAAGTAATACTAATATGACACTGGAACCTGGCGGCAGCGGTGATATTTTGTTAAAACCGGGCGGACAAGTAGGTATAGGCGACGTAAATTCACCCGACACTTCATTACACATTAAACAATCCACTGCAACCGTAACACTCCAAAGAACTAACGACGCAAATACACCTGGCATTAATTTCCAAAGTAATCAAGGTAACGTAAGAGCCAAGATTTTCATGGATGGAACTAGTGGAACTAACAAAGAAATAGTTTTCTCTAACCAAGATGGAAGTATGGCTGAAAAATTTAGAGTCACACTTGGCGGAGCAAAGGTAACTGGTACATTAGAAACAGACGTACTATCAATCAATAGTACTGCGGTTACTTCAACAGCAGCAGAACTGAATATCTTAGACGGAGTTACAAGTACAGCATCCGAATTAAACTTACTAGATGGCGTATCAGGACTAGTACAAGCAGACTTTACTAAACTTGCTGCAGTTGATGCATCTGCATCTGAACTGAATATTTTAGACGGAGTTACTGCAAGTACTGCTGAACTTAATATCCTTGATGGTGTTACTAGTACTACTGCAGAGCTAAACCTCTTAGATGGAGTTACAGCTACAGCAGGTGAATTAAGTATATTAGATGGTAATACGAGTGCAAGCTCTACAACAGTAGCTGATGCAGATAGAGTAGTGCTAAACGACGGCGGTACTATGAAACAGGTTGCTGTAACCGATCTTAATGCTTATTTTAGTGGTGGTACAGTTGTAAAAGCTGATGATGTTCAAGCAGGCGATGCAGCTGTAACTATTACAACAAGCGCAGGTGATATTACTATCGATGCCGCGGCTAACGATACTGACATCATATTTAAAGGCACAGACGGTGGAGTAGATACAACCTTCTTAACGCTAGACGGTAGTGCTGGAGGTGCAGCAACATTTACTAGTACAATAACTGCAGCTGGAACATCTGTATTTACTAACTTAGATATATCTGGAAACGTTGATATAGATGGATCACTAGAAACAGATGCTCTATCCATAAATGGTACGTCAGTATCAGCGACAGCGGCCGAACTTAATATCTTAGATGGTGTAACTAGTACGACAGCCGAATTAAATATTTTAGATGGCGTTACTTCTACAACCGCTGAATTAAATATATTAGACGGAGTTACATCTACAGCTGCTGAACTAAACATCTTAGATGGTGTTACAGCAACTGCCGCAGAAATTAATATCATAGATGGTACTACAAGTGCTTCATCAGTAACACTTGCTGATGCTGATAGAATTGTTACGAATCATGGCGGTACTATGAAACAAGTTGCGGTTACTGACTTTGCAGCTTACTTCGATGATGAAATCACAGCAATGGCCAATCTTGTCACTGTTGGTGCACTCAATAGTGGATCTATTACATCTGGATTCGGTGCGATCGATAATGGTACATCAGGTATACGAACAGCAACATTCGTTGCAGAAACTGCTTATAATCCAGATGCTAATGATGGTGCTACACTCGGTACAACATCACTTGGATTTGCTGATGCATTCCTTGCAGATGGTGGTACAATACAATTTGGTGACGATCAAGATGTAACTCTTACACATATTCCAGATGCCGGTCTTCGTCTTAACAGTACAATGGCATTACAATTTAATGATGCTTCGCAGTTTATCAATGCTCCAAGCGCTACAGTTCTAGACATTACAGCAACAGATGAAGTAGAAATCAATGCTACACTAGCAGATATCAATGCCAACCTCGACGTAAGTGGTACATATACTGGTGGCGGATTAATGACAACTGGTGGTAACATTGTTATTCCAGACGGTGGACTCATCGGTTCTGCAAGCGATGTTAACGCAATACAAATCGAAGCAGATGGCGATATCGTAATCTCACAAGATCTTGCGGTTGCCGGTAATCTAACAGTAACAGGAACAACAACACAAGTTAATACAGTAACGATGGAAGCTGCGAATGCAGTAGTATTCGAAGGTGCTACAGCTGATGCTCATGAGACTACACTTACAGTTGTAGATCCTACTGCTGACAGAACAATTAATTTACCAAACGTATCTGGTACATTACCAGTTCTAGCTGCGGTAAGCACTACTGCCGTTACTTCAACTCCCGAAGAATTAAATATTCTCGATGGTGTAACATCTACTACCGCAGAATTAAATCTTTTAGATGGCGTAACAAGTACAACTACAGAACTTAATATCGTTGATGGTAATACAAGCGCAACTTCTACAACCGTAGCAGATGCTGACCGTGTAGTATTCAATGATGCAGGTACAATGAAACAAGTAGCAGTTACAGATCTTTCTGCTTACTTTGATGACAAAATTACTGCGATGCCAAACCTTGTTAGTACTGGTGCGTTAGATACTGGATCGATTACTTCTGGCTTTGGTACTATCAATACTGGTGCATCAGCAATTACTACAACCGGATTAATATCTGGTGGTTCATTAGACATAGACGACGTTCTAATCAATGGAACAACAATTGGCCATACAGATGACACAGACTTAATAACACTTGCAGATGGTTTAGTAACTGTTGCAGGTGAGATATCAGTTACAACACTCGATATCGGTGGAACGAATGTCACTTCTACAGCCGCTGAATTAAATATCTTGGATGGTGTTACATCTACAACTGCAGAGTTAAATATTCTAGATGGCGTCACTTCGACTGCAGCTGAATTAAACATACTAGATGGAGTAACATCAACTGCGTCCGAGTTAAATATCTTGGATGGAGTTACCTCAACTGCTGCTGAACTGAATATATTAGATGGTGCGACTGTCACAGTTGCCGAATTAAATATATTAGACGGTGATACAAGCGCTAGTTCTGTAACAGTAGCTGACGCAGATAGAGTCGTACTAAATGATAATGGTACGATGAAACAAGTTGCCATGACTGCTCTTAACGCTTACATGAGTGCTGGTTCAACCGTAGCTGCAGATGATATTCAAGCTGGTAATGCTGCTGTAAATATTACAACCTCAGCTGGTAACATTACTATTGATGCTGCGGCAGATGATACTGACATTATACTTAAAGGTACAGATGGTGGTGTTGATACAACCTTCTTAACAATCGATGGTAGTGCTGCAGGTAAAGCAACGTTTAACGACGAAGTAGTTGCAGCCGCATTAACAATCGATAATGTTGTTATCAATGGAGCAACAATAGGACATGGTAATGATACTGACCTAATGACAGTCGCAGATGGCATACTAACTGTTGCCGGCGAAGTTCAAATGACAACTCTAGATATTGGTGGCACAAATGTTACAGCTACTGCGGCCGAACTAAACATACTAGATGGTGTTACTTCCACAGCCGCAGAGTTAAATATTCTTGATGGAGTAACTTCAACTGCTGCTGAACTTAATATTCTTGATGGTGATACAAGCGCTACATCAACAACCGTAGCAGACGCTGATAGAGTTGTATTCAACGATAATGGTACGATGAAACAGGTTGCCATGACAGATCTGCAAACCTATATGAGTGCAGGATCATCAGTGGCAGCGGACGACATTAATGCAGGTGATGCAGCTGTAACTATTACGACAAGTTCAGGTAATATTACTATTGATGCTGCCGCAAATGATACAGACATTATATTCAAAGGTACAGACGGCGGAGTAGATACTACATTCCTAACGATAGATGGTAGTGCTGCAGGTAAAGCAACATTTAATAACGAAATAGTTGCAACCGCATTAGATATATCTGGTGACGTTGATATTGATGGAACACTTGAAACAGATGCCTTATCCATAAACGGTACTGCTGTTACTGCAAGTGCAGCTGACATCAACCTTATAGACGGTATTACAAACGGTACGGTGATTGCAAGTAAAGCTATCATAACCGATGCAAACAAAGATATTACTGGCGGTAGAAATATAACCATCAGTGGTGAAATAGATGCCGCTACTTTAGATATCAGTGGTAATGCAGATATCGATGGTACACTTGAAGCTGATGCGATTACAATAGGCGGTGTTACACTCGCAGAAACGATTAGTGATACTGTTGGAGCAATGGTTACTTCCAACACTGAAACTGGAATTGCTGTAACCTATGATGATGCCGATAATACTTTAGACTTTGTAATAGGTACTCTCAATCAAAATACTACTGGTTCTGCCGCGACATTAACAACAGCCAGAACAATTGGCGGAGTCTCGTTCGATGGTTCTGCAAACATTGATTTACCTGGTGTAAATAGTGCCGGTAATCAAAATACTTCAGGTTCTGCAGCCACTTTAACAACAGCTAGAACAATCCATGGCGTATCGTTCGATGGATCAGCTAATATTGATTTATCAGAAGTTATATCAGATACAGTTGGAGCAATGGTTGGTTCCAATACCGAAACAGGTATTTCGGTTACTTACCAAGATGGTGATAACACTATCGACTTTGCTCTTGACGCAGCACAAACGACTATTACATCATTACTCGCAACTGATATTAAAATCGGTGAAGATGATCAAACTAAGATTGACTTTGAGACTGCAGACGAAATACATTTCTATGCAGCCAATGCTCATCAAATAAAGCTTGTAGACGGTGCACTTGTACCTGTTACAGATAATGACATTGACTTAGGTACATCCTCATTAGAATTTAAAGATGCTTTCTTTGATGGAACTGTTACATCAGATGCCTTTGCCGGACCTCTTACAGGTGACGTAACAGGTAATGTATCAGGTACTGCGGCTACTGTAACAGGAGCTGCTCAATCTAACATTACAAGCTTAGGTACACTTACAACTTTAACAGTAGATAATGTTATCATTAATGGTACAACAATTGGCCACACAGACGACAATGATTTAATGACTCTTGCTGACGGAGTATTAACAGTTGCGGGTCAAATTGCGGGAACAACTGGTACATTTACAAATACAACTACAGATGATACATTATTATTAACTTCAACAGATTCGAGTTCAAGTGCTTCTCCAGTAATGACTTTCAAAAGAAATAGTGCTAGTGTAGCTGATGGAGATTATTTAGGTCAACTTAAATTTAAAGGCGAAAATGACGCTGATCAAGAAGTCATATATGCCAAAGTTACTGCTAAGATAGATGACGCATCAGATGGTTCTGAAGATGGTTTACTTGAATTTTCAAATAGAAAAGCAGGTAGTAATAATATTGGTGCAAGACTTACTTCAACTGCACTAAAATTAATTAATGGTACAACTTTAGAAGCTAATGCTGGTATTACGGTTGATAACATAACAATAGACGGTACAGAAATTGATTTAAGTTCAGGCGATCTTACTTTAGATGTAGCAGGTGATATCATACTAGACGCTGATGGCGGTGATGTTAAAATTAATGACGGTGGCACTGCCATTGCAGAATTTACAAACTCATCAACAGACTTTGTAATCAAATCAGTAACCTCTGATAAAGATATTATATTAAAAGGTAACGATGGCGGTAGTGAAATTACTGCTCTTACTCTTGACATGTCAGCTGCTGGTGCAGCAACATTCAACGATAAGATTACGGCTGTCGGTACTTCTGTCTTTACTAACTTAGATATATCAGGTGACGTAGACGTAGATGGTACATTAGAAACAGATGCCTTGTCTATAAACGGTACTGCAGTTACAGCTACTGCTGCTGAGCTCAACATACTAGACGGAGTTACTGCGACTGCAACAGAATTAAACCTAATCGATGGTGTAACAGCGACAACAGCGGAATTAAATATCTTAGATGGAGTTACTTCAACAGCTGCAGAATTAAATATCTTAGACGGAGTTACAGCTACAGCTGCTGAAATCAATCTAATAGACGGTGGTACTTCAAGAGGTACAACTGCAGTAGCATCTGGTGACGGTATATTAATCAATGATGCTGGCACAATGAGAATGACTAACGTTGATACTGTTTCAACATACTTCTCATCTCATAACGTTGGTGGTGCTAATATTGTTACAACTGGTGCTCTGAACTCTGGTAGTATTACTTCTGGATTTGGAAATATTAATAATGGTTCATCGACTATCACTACAACAGGAGCCGTTTCTACTGGCACATTAGCTGCTTCAACCGGAACATTTAGCGGTGTTCTTAAAACAGATGATGCTACTGATGCAACATCAACAACTGACGGTTCATTACAAACCGACGGTGGTTTATCTGTAGCTAAAGATGTAGTTGCTGGTAATGATGTAAAACTATTATCTGATGCATCGGTCGTAGCACTGGGTGCAGATGGTGATGTTACATTAACACACGTACACAATACTGGTATCTTATTAAATAGCACAAACGTAATTCAGTTTAATGATGCATCACAAAATATCGGTGCACCAAGTGGTACTGTACTTGATATTAATGCAACCGACGAAATAGAATTAAATGCTACATTAGTTGATATTAATGGTAACGTAGAAATCAGCGGTAACTTAACAATAGCAGGTACAACTACTCAAGTTGATACCGTAACAATGAATGCTCAGAATGCTGTCGTATTTGAAGGAGCAACTGCAGACGATCATGAAACTACTCTTACAATCATTGATCCTACAGCTGATAGAACAATTAACTTACCTAACGTATCAGGTACAATTCCGGTATTAGCAGCTGCAAGTAATACAGCAATTACTTCGACTCCTGCAGAACTTAATATCTTAGATGGCGTAACATCTACTGCAGCAGAACTTAACATCTTAGACGGAGTTACTTCTACTGCTGCTGAACTTAATATTCTTGATGGAGTAACTTCTACCGCAACAGAATTAAATCTACTAGACGGTTCAAGCGCAAACTCGGTTGTAAACTCAAAAGCAGTTGTATACGGTTCTTCTGGAGAACTTGCCGGTACTCTAAGTACAGCAGCACAAACTAACATTACAAGTGTAGGTACATTGACTGCATTGACAGTTGATGATATTACAATCAATGGTTCTACTATATCAGATGGTGGCAACCTACTTCTAGATATTGGAGGGTATGTAGACATTGATGCAGATGACGGTGGTGTTTACTTCACTGACGGTGGCACAACTTTTGGTAGGATATATAATAATAGCTCAAACTTACGTATTAAATCACAAGTTGGCGATAAAGACATTAGTTTTGAAGGCGTAGATGGCAGTTCAGCAATTACAGCCCTCACCCTTGACATGTCAGCTGCAGGTGCTGCTACATTCAACGATAAGATTACAGCAGTAGGTACATCAGTCTTTACTAACCTAGATATTTCTGGAGATGTAGATGTTGACGGAACACTTGAAGCAGATGCGATTACACTTGGCGGAACTGCACTAGCGACTTCTGCGACAACAGATACTACAAATGCTTCAAACATTGGATCAGGTACTCTAGCAGCTGCTCGTATGGCAGCGGCACAAACTGCGATCACTTCGATATTAGCGACTGATGTCAAAATAGGTGAAGATGATCAAACAAAGATCGACTTCGAAACAGCTGATGAGATTCACTTCTATGCTGCTAACGCACATCAAATAAAACTAGTTGATGGAGCTCTTGTTCCTGTAACTGATAACGATATAGATCTCGGTACATCTTCACTAGAATTTAAAAATGCCTACTTTGATGGTACAGTTACTTCAGACGCATTTGCTGGTCCATTAACCGGTAACGTCACTGGTAACGTATCAGGTACTGCAGCTACAGTTACTGGTGCAGCTCAATCTGCGATTACAAGTCTTGGTACTCTAAGCACTTTAACAGTTGATGATATTACAATCAATGGTTCTACGATATCAGATGGCGGCGACCTAACAGTAGACGTCGCGGGTGATATTATTCTCGATGCTGGCGGTGCAGAGATTAATCTGAAAGATGATGGTACTACTGTGGGTCATATTAGTATGGCTAGTTCAAATCTCGAAATAAAATCATCTGTATCAGATAAAGATATGCTATTTAAAGGTAACGATGGCGGTTCTGCAATCACTGCCCTTACCCTTGATATGTCTGCTGCAGGTGCGGCGACATTCAATAGTACAGTTACTGCTACCGAAATAACTTCTACTACAGGATTTGTTGGTAATATAACAGGTAACGTAACAGGTAACGTATCAGGATCTGCGGGATCTGCCACAGGAAACGCAGCTACTGCAACCGCATTAGCTAATGCTAGAACAATTGGTGGTGTATCATTTGATGGTACTGCTAATATAGACTTACCTGGTGTAAATAGTGCTGGTAACCAAAATACTTCTGGTTCTGCAGCTACATTAACAAACGCCAGAACAATTGGCGGAGTATCATTTAACGGTAGTGCTAATATAGACTTACCTGGCGTAAATAGCGCTGGTAATCAGAATACTTCAGGTTCAGCTGCTACATTAACAAACGCTAGAACAATTCATGGTGTATCATTTGATGGTAGTGCAAACATCGATCTTTCTGAAGTTATATCAGATACTGTTGGTGCAATGTTCAGTAGTAATACTGAATCAGGTATAACTGCAACATATCAAGATGCTGATAATACAATTGATTTAACAGTCGGTACGTTAAACCAAAATACAACAGGATCAGCTGCTACACTAACAACTGCAAGAACTATTAACGGAACATCATTTGATGGTTCAGCAAATATTACTTTAGGTGCTGGATCAGTTACACACGCTATGTTAGCCGGAGATTGTATCGACGGTGATAATATTGGTAACGATGTCATTAACTCAGAACATTATGCAGCTGGTAGTATCGATAATGAACACATAGCTGATGATGCAATTAACTCAGAACATTATGCGGATGGTTCTATTGATACTGCTCACATCGCTGACGGACAAATTACTGCCGCTAAGATGGCAGTGAACAGTATCAACTCTGATCAGTATGTTGATGGTAGTATCGATCATGTACACCTTTCTGCAGATTGTGTTGATAAAGACAATTTAGCGTCTCTTGCAACGCTGCTCATACTGGACTCTGCCGGTAATACGCTTAGAACCTTCCATTGTGCAGGTGCATAAATAGAGTAAAATAAGGATAAAAGATGGCAGTCCCAACTTCAAGACAATCTCATATAGACTGGTGCCTAAGAAGCTTAGGCGATCCTGTAATTGAAATTAATGTAGACGATGATCAACTCGAGGATCGCGTAGACGAATCACTTGAATATTTTAGAGAATATCATAGTGAAGCAACAATGCGTGGGTTTCTAAAACATCAGGTTACTGCAGAAGATATATCAAATGAGTTTATCACAATAGCAGATAATATCATTCAAGTATCAAGATTATTTCCAATAGAAGCTCATGGCGGCGGTACTACTAACTTCTTTGATATTAAGTATCAGATGATGCTAAACGATATGACAAGTATTCATGGAACAATGGGTAACTTAGCATATTATGAAATGATGCAACAGTACTTATCTCTTATCGATATGAGATTAAATGGTCAACCTCAGGTTACATTTGTTCGTAAGAAAAATAGACTTTATATTCATGGTGATTTTGCAGACGGAGATATCGTAGAAGGTAAATATTTAGTTGCTGAAGTTTATACTACAAATGCTACAGCAGATTCAGCTGGTGACATAAACGGTTATCAAAGTATATGGAATGATTTGTGGTTAAAAGAATATACAACTGCATTGTTTAAAAGACAATGGGGTCAGAATCTAATTAAGTTTGAAGGAATGACGCTCCCAGGTGGTGTGACGCTAAACGGTAGACAGATATATGATGATTCATTACAAGACATAGAAAGATTAAGGGAAAGAATAAGACTCGAGTTTGAAATGCCTGCAGACATGTTTGTAGGATAATCATATGGCACGTAGTCCCCATTTCAGCCAAGCAGTTAAATCAGAACAAAATCTTTACGAAGACATAGTCATAGAATCATTGAAGATCTATGGACAAGATGTCTATTATCTTCCACGAACTGTTGTAAATGAGAATACAATACTTGGAGAAGATGTAGCAAGTAGTTTTCATAACTCATATAAAATAGAAATGTATCTAGAAAATCAAGACGGATTTGATGGTGAAGGAGATCTCTTTACTAAGTTCGGTGTAGAGATACGAGATGAAGCCACATTTGTAGTTGCAAGAAAAAGTTGGAAGAAAAGAATATCTTCGGCAAATAATAATATCACAGTATTAAGACCAAAAGAAGGCGATCTTATTTATTTAGAATTAGCTAATAAATTATGGGAAATCATGCATGTTGAACATGAACAACCATTTTATCAGTTAAGTAATCTTCCTACATACAAGTTACGTTGTCAGTTATTCGAATACTCTGGAGAAGATATTGATACTAATATCGGAGCAATCGATAGTATTCAGAATGATTTTGGGTATCGTGCTTATCTTACAATGGATAGCGATGGTTCTGCTGGCGGATTTACTGTCGGTGAGAATGTTACTCAGACATTTGCGAATGGTACCATACTTACAGGTGAAGTCGCACATTGGAGTGATTCAGATAATATTATGCATTTGGTCAACTTCGGTGCAGACGATGGTGCATTCCACTTACCAGTTGTAGGTAGACAAGTCATAGGCGCATCTTCTGGTAATATAACAACTACGACTGCAGTGAGCGAAGAAATAGTAGAATCTAAGAATGAACAAAATACTACGTTTGAAACTACAAACAGTGTAATGAGTTTCTTAGATTTCAGTGAAACGAATCCATTTGGAGATATACAATAAATGTTGAATGAATATTTTTACCATGAACGTATACGAAAAAGTGTGGCTATGTTTGGTTCACTCTTTAATAACATATACATTCTACATAAGAACAGCTCAGGTGCTGTCATCAATACAAAGAAAGTGCCGTTATCATATGCGCCTAAATCAAAGTTTCTTGAACGTATTCGAGAGCATGCCGACTTAGACGATGATAGTAAAGTTGCACTTAAATTACCTCGAATGTCATTTGAGATATTAGCATATACATACGCACCTGAAAGACAATTACAAAAGACTGGAAACTTTAGTAGAGTCGGACTAACTGATAGCGATAGAATGAAGTTCTATGCACCAGTACCTTATACTCTTTCCTTTCAGTTAAATATATTTACAAAACTACAAGATGATGCTCTACAAATCGTAGAACAAATCATTCCATATTTCAATCCCCAATATTCATTAACCATTAAACCTTTCAGTGATTATCAGGATATACTAGAAGATGTACCTATTACATTATCTGGTATGAGTTACTCTGATGATTATGAAGGTGCACAAGATGCAAGACGAACTATTGTATATCAACTCGACTTTGAGATGGAAGCGAACTTCTATGCCGGAGTTATAAATACTCAGATAATACGTAAAGTAGATGTTGATAATTATATAATGGATATTCCAAATGGACTTACTGCGGATTCAGATAGACAAGTCTCAAGAATCACAGTGCTTCCAAATCCACTTGGAGTTACTGCAGACAGTGATTACGGATTCACGACCACTGTCACACAAATGGTAGATAGCGCATGACAAAAAAACCTGACAATATTACTAACGATTATAATTATTCCAGGCAGACATACTATGATCTCATAGAAAAAGGCAGAGAAAGCCTTGATCTGATGATAGAAGTTGCAAGAGAATCAGAACACCCAAGAGCATTTGAAGTATTATCTGGTATGATAAAGAATGTATCAGAAGTAAATGACAAACTTATGGATCTGAATAAAAAGAATAAAGATATATCTGCAGATGATATTAAGAAAATAGAAGCTACGACTAACAATCTATTTGTAGGATCTACGGCAGAACTACAAAGAATGTTACAAGATAATGATGAAATGAGCAATGTGGTAGATATAACACCACAGTTAAATAAAGATGATAACAACTGATAAAACCACTTATCTAGGTAATCCCAATGTAAAACGGGATGGTGTAGATCAAGAGTGGACAAAAGACCTCATAAAAGAATACAAGAAATGCATGAAGGATCCGGCATATTTTGCTGGAACCTATTGTAAAGTTATATCTCTTGATAAAGGCCTT